CCCCAAGAACATGTGTTCGAGTTGTGATGTGTGTTTGGTGTTAACAAAAATTATTAGCGATATGTTTCGGAGATTCTTGTTGGTAATAGAAATTGTTATTGTTAATGTAAAATGTTAGTGCTAACATAAATCGTGAATTGATTATTTAAAGAAAGTGTTGACAAAGGTGTGCACATGTGCTATACTTAAAGCATCAAAGAGATGTAGCAAATCAAAAGGAGGAAATAAAAATGACAGTAAAAGAATTGTACATGGTATGTAATAATTTATATGATAATACCCCGGTTAAGATGATTAATGCCAGCGGGGAGATTGACCGCATGTATATGAGAGATTTTATAAAACGTTATGAAAGTTACGAAGTAGAATGGTTTGATTTATTGCAAAATGGCATGTGTACTATTGAGGTGAGATTATGACAGTAAGAGATTTATTATACGCGTGTGGTAACGTCGATAAGAAAACGCTTATTACGGTAATACAGGCAACAGGAAAAGAGCTTGTTTCACAGAAAAAGGTATCACTTTTTTACGAATTACCGGAGTCAGAAAGCATATTAAAAAAGGAAGTTGATTACTTTAAGATATTTTCTCATGCTATTGTTATATTGGTATAAGGAGATGATTAAACAATGAAAGATTTCTTGATTACATGTTTTATATTAGATTTATTTGTAATCTTAATGTTAATAATATATGTATTTGCATAATAAAGGAGGGCTTTAGCCCTCCATTATACTGTATCAGTGTTTTCAAGCGGCACGGGTAATTCAAGCATAATAATTTGAGCATCTACACTTGCAACTGCTTTGTCACTATAAACAAAAAATAACTCGCCAGAAATAGTGTGCCCGTTTAGAATTTTTACGCATATAGTAAGATTACCTCCAGTATGAGTAGTGCTACTTGCGTGTGACGTGTCGATTGTGTTAAAAGCTAGAGTAGTCTTAGAACTAGTATCTATAATTCTAATGTTAAAAGTTCCTACAAAATTAGCGGGTATAATTACCTGAAAGTTAATTAAAGCATAACAAGTATGGTCTGTAGTAAAATTTACTGGAGTATACCATTGCCCCCCTGCAGGAGATGGAATATTAGCATTATCGAATCTATAATTTGGATTACCATCGAATTTAGTATTTCCATACACATTAAGCTTATTAAAAGTAGTAGGATATGTAAACTCACTGTATACATTATCATGTACCCTACTTTTCAAATTATCAGTACTGTAAACCGCACATCTGATAATAGACGCTTTGTTATTATAAATATCGTTTCCACCACTTCGAGTTATTTTACTAGTATGAGTGTGAGAAACAAAAAGATCGTAGTTTTCCTGGTCTAATCTCGCGTTACCATCGCAGATATTATCATGAAAATTACATTTATAATTATCATAATCAGTATACAATCCGGTATATCCATTACCTTTGATGATATTATTACTTACGTCGCAAAATTCACCATTTACAGCGATTCCATGCGTTGCGAATCCAATAACATTATTTCCACTGATAATATTATTGCTACACTGTTGTCCATTCAATGTTCCAATCGAGATACCACGTCCAAGGGCTGTATTGCTTACTTTGTCGGTATAATCATCAACATTGCCATAGAAAGTGTTATTTGTAATTTTTACATTATTAATAATATGGCTGGTAAGATATGCAAAACCACTCATACAATTTTCAGCAATATTATTATCAATAATACTAAACTGCAAATACTCAAACTTAAATGCTGTTTTAACATTATTGAAATGACACCCATGAATATTTATATATTCAATCGGCGCCGAATTAGCTCCATTATGATTACCAATTCCTGCATCACTTAAACCTAGTGTCTCATATCCATACTTCTCTGGGTGTGAAAAATTACAATTACTAATTTCTACATTAGTACACGGTGTATTATCATACGGCCCGAACCACGGAAAAACCATTGTTTGAGTAGCAACGTCCAACTGCAACATTTCAGTCTTGAAAGTAGCGGTTCCTGTAAAATGACAATTCTCAATCAGTACTCTTCTGCAACTGTTGATTTCTACCAGATGCCAATTCTGCTGTTCATGAGTAGCTGAGTTGCTAGCAAAATCACAGTTGATAATTCGAATATCGCTACAATGACCAAACGCAACAATCGTTTGCGTCATATTCAAACCTCTAAACCACAATCCATCAATAGTGATATGACTATTAGCATTATAACCTCCGGCGGTTCCATCAGAATCATTGATGAACATATTATTGCTATCTCTGTTCTGAATTAGTGCCCGATAACCATATACATAGGTATTAGATTTAATTTTAATGCTATCACTGATAAGATAATTGCCTTTCGGAAAATAAATAAAAGCGTCTTCCACAGCGAAAGCTTTTTTCAGAGCTTCCGTGCAATCAGTGTTAGCCGTATTATCCGCTCCGAAATCAGTAACAACATTAACAAAATTCGATATTTTGCTATTTATTTTACTAACAGCATTATTAACAGCTGCAAATTTATTATCAACTTGCAAGAAATTATTGTCGACTTCTTCGAATTCTTTTTCCATTTTATTTAAAAGTTGATTATACCGTGCGATTGCTTCTGCTCTGCCCTCGGTATCTTTTATATTAATTATCTTATTTAAAATTTTAAATTTACTTACATCGCTCATTAGCCATACCTCCTATTTTGTTCCTTTCTCCAAAACAATAGTTTCGGTTGCTTCGTCGTAAATAGCATTTATCATTAAATCATCAAACTTTTTATCAAGGTAGTTCTGAATTTGTTCACTGAAGTTATTGTTAATAAATTCAACAAGTTCATTCATTTTATTTGTAAGTTTGCACAGCTGTTCATAATAGCTTAAACTGTCATCATAGCTCAACGGCAGTATTTTTGCGCTACAAGGAATGAAAACTTTATCCATATTTGTACCTCCTACCATAACTGCATAAATAATGGTTTCAATTCATCAATTATCATTTTATCAATATTGATAATTGACTTTCTAAATTCAACTAATAACTGTCCATAGTTTTCGCTGTTATTCTTTCCCAACACTTTTTCCGTCCATGTTTCGGTTGTTTCTGATGTACCAGTTTCAGAAGCGTTTGCTGTTCCAGTTTCAGTTATATTTGAACGGGTAGTTCCCTCATTCACAGTAGTGCCCTTATTTAGATTTTCATTCGTATATGTTCCGTTTAGTGAACTTGTAGAATTTTCATCTGATGAATTAGTTGTTGTGCCAGTTCGTGAAATCATTCGAATATCAGTCAAATAATTTCCGGATTCAATTCCATTAACATCTCCTTGCGGAGTATCATTGAATTTATTTGTTTCATCGAATGTATCATTATTACTACTTTCTGAATTAGTATTTCCCTTGCTGGTGCTGTCTGTTTTTGATGAATCTTTAACAGTGTAATCGTCTGTTTTAGTATTTTTGCTAGAAGTTGACACATCGTTCCATTTGCTGTTATTTCCCGTTGTTGTTTTGCTATCATTTCCCGTTACTGTTTTTGTGAATGTAGTAGTCATATCTGTGTTGTACAGGGGATTAAATTCATAAATAGTTGTTTTATACAATTGGTTGTACATTGGCATAATTTCGCATAACGTTGAGTCAAGCCACAACTGCCATAAACCAACGGTTTCTGCGCAAATTTCTCGTGTATAATAAGACCTTAAGATTTTTTCACAGAGAATCTTTCTATAGCTTTCATCGAAAATTTCCCAGTTAGTTGTGAAGATTTTATCCCAAGACTTGTCAAGAACAGAATTGATATTATTGAATCCGACGCTTTCTTGCAGTCCTGCTTTTTGCTCACAAATATATCTTACTTCTGTTGTGTACTTACTCGTTGTCTTCACCTCCTAAAGTATGAGTATCTAAACCAAGGTTTACTTGCCCGAGTTCATCAATTTCATCTCTTATAGTCACCTCAATATTCGTTCCGAACATAGCATTGATTTTTTCTGTTGCACGTTGTCGCTCAGATAATCGTGAGTATCTATTTGCAAGAGTTCCGCCAAGACCTCTTAGAACCTCATCTTTAATCAGGCGTTCCTTTTTCATAACGTTTGCAGAAGGAATACCCAAGTATGTAAGGGCTTCGTTCCATAAGTTTGTTTTTAAATCATAAATTTTGTCGCATACAAAAGGTGCGTCTGTTTTTAAGCAAATAACAGCGTGTTCGTCAAAAGAGTTATCAGCAAATATTACAGGACTATTTCCATCCATTTCTTTAAACGCGTTCAGTAGTGTTAGTCGCAGTTTCTGATCGCATTTCAACAAAACAGGTGTTTTTTGAGCATTGGCATTTACATCAATGATTCTGTCTAAATTGTACAGTCTCTGCGCGAATAACTCAACAACCGGAAAAGTCGGAGTTCTGTCCATGTTATTCCATATAATAACACTATCGGTATCATATAGCGATTTACGATAATTATTATATTTAGAATATGCTACGCGTCTAACAGGCTCGCCATAGACGTTAAAATTTCCATTACATACTACATTTAGGGCAAGGTTTCCAACCACTTCGTCATTGAAATAAACAGCCCCGGCATTATAAAATAACGCCTGTTCAATATAGCGACTATCAATAGTGGAAGGTATGTTCTTCCACTCAAACATACTAATAGAAATCTGCCGTAGAATAGAAAGATACTGCCCGTATGATCGCATATTAAGATTTAATGAGTCACTAAAGTAACTTTTCTTTTTACTCAAAATATCACCTCCTTACGACGGGCTATTATCAAGGTCATAGTTTCCAATTTCCGTGTGTTTTTTCCAGAACCTACAACCAGAGTTAAAAATATTTTCGATTTTTCTTGCATCGTCAGACGGTAAATTTCCCTCCACTATGCAATCTGTAGTTTTTACATACGTCCAATGCGGCCTTGCATTCATGTTGGGAGTAGCAGTTCGCCTTACGGCATATCCAAAAGCTGAAAAATAATCATCAATTACTTTCGCGTATGCTTTCGTAATACATTTTTCATAGATTCTGAAACCTTTCTGCTTTGTGGCAAGCAGGAAATCACTTTCCTGTGTTCCCTGATTTCTTGTCCCCATTTCAACAGGTACAGTATTAACAGTTAATAAATCAACTACTTTTCCTATGCTATTACTAATGCCACCCATAATTGCGCCGCCGATTGCACCGAGGATACCTCCGCCCGCTCCTGCGGCTCCGCCACTGATTGCACCCTTCGTGAAACTGTTGAACAGGCTGTTCGGTGCGGATGTATTTTGCTGTGCAGTATAGGCGCGGTATGTATCAATGTTGTAAGCGCATAAAGGGAAGCTTGACAAGCTAACTCGTTCGTCAATTTCCAACTGCCCATTTCCTGACATAGACTGAACCTTATAATTGATTGGCATAAAAAGAGCCTGTGTTGATGCCCCAAAGGCCGCCTGCTCTGTGAAACTATATGTTCCGCTACTTGCGTTTCCGGGTACAGTATTGAAGCACTCATACTTATAATCTTTTTTGTCACCCTCTCCATTGCTTACTTCGGCGTATTTGTACGGATAACAGAATAATTTATTATTTTTGGGAACGTAACCATCAAGAGTGTTATAGGGTTTATTATTTGTATGTGTTTCTTTGTATCTGTCCTCAATCGGAGTTCCGCCAGGAACAACGTATTTTGCCGGAAGTGAATATATTTTAACAATATTGTCTGCTTTATTTTTATCAATTAGATCATTGATATAATTATTTGCGGATTCTGCCGTTACAAAAACAGATATTACGCATCCGCTATAAACTCCGCCAGCAATACCGCCACCGGAGCCGCCCGATTCTGCCGCGGTCACTATAACGATAGGATTAAATGATGATGTTCCGGTGAGGGTATAATCATGAATACCTTCAATAACGTGTTCGCCGAAGTTGATTCCCTCATCAAGAATATTAACGCCGATCGAATCATCTGTCACATGCTGTCGCTCAACAAAGCACTGTTTTAACTGAAATGCTCCCATCCATGTTGTGAGATAGTCAATTTCAAAATGGATTTCCGTCATACCGTTTGATCGGTATTCAATGCTAGTGATAAATGCATAAAACCATTTATTTTCATACGATGTATTTTTGTATCGTAAATATCCTGCCGAAAGGATATTAGCAATCGGAGTTCCAATTTTGATGATGCCTTTTTGCTGTGATACATAAGAAAAGTTGGTTAAAGTCGCTATTTTCCCGATGTTTGAGAAATAAGAATCTTTAGCGGTTGTTGAACTAAAATATAATGCGTTATCATAATTACCAGATAAACCAATATCTGAAAATAATTCTATTGTACTGTTAGGAGTAATATACATATATTATCACACCTTTCTATATACGAATAACACTTTTCATCTTAAAAGATGGAAGAACAGGGTTATTTCTGGAAACAATTATATTACTCTTTTCTGTAATCGTAAAATTAGCGGGGATAATATCCCCGCTGGTTATTATCCAAATTTGTCGAGTACAACAGTGGCTCCGACTTCGGCACTTGCGTTAATTGTGTCAGAAGCCTTAGCCTTATAAGTAGTTCCATTTACCGTTGCACTTAATACAAGATTAGTTGCAACAGCACTTACCGGAATCAGCAAAGCTCCGTATTTCTGTACTCCTACACCCGCCTCGGTTGCCTGTTCTGTCTGAACTAACTGAACATTGTGAGGCTCTAACGTAGCTCTGTCTACCTGCGGTTCTAAACAAAGAACGGTAGCAGTTTCGGAAATGGATTTATCAACCACTTCGAACGTGATCGTAGCAGGAAGAGTCGTAGTAACTGTATTCGCAACAAACACAATAGCGTTAGCAAACTGGGAAGAACTAATCGTTTTCCATGTATGGTAGAAGTAATTCCAATACAGGCCGGACGCTACATATTTTTCAGTAAATTTGTTCATATTATCATAGCACTGAAACCAGTTTTCATCCAGCAATACTGCTTTTACATCTGCCATAAGTGCAAGCTCCGCGGTTGTTACTTCCTCGATGCCATCTGAATAATCGCGGATAACCTCAAAACGTTCATTATCAAACGTGGTAAAATCATCAATCAGGAAAAGGCTTCCCATGAAAGTAGCTTTATCCATGTTAAACGCGGCGGCTAACACTTCGACGTCATATTTTGCGTTGAAATCAGAGTCCATGAAAATGACCTGTCTCTCGCGAGGAGTATTGTTTCTAACAGATGCTGCGTTGTAAGTCGTTTTCGGAAACGTGATTGCGTTGGATTTTGAACGAAAAGCAGTTGCGTAATTTGACGTTTTAGAATCGTCAACTGATACAGGGTACATCTGCCCTTTGGCAACTGCTTTGATAATCAAATATTTGAACAGCAAAAACTCATCGTACTCGGCGGCAGTATAGACTGATTCTACAATTTTTGCGATTAAGTCAGTTACTCCCTGCTCGCTCAGAAAAGCTCTTCTCAAATCTTCGTCCTGAATAGTCACCGGATACATAACACGCCAGTTCATGATGTGAAACTGACTGCGCACATCAGGAAGAGAACGCTTAAACTCTCTACCTTCTCCTTTATCAGGATCGTAGTCAACTACTTTTGCAATGCTTACAAAAATATCTTCTACAGTTTCCCCGAACTCCAGATATCCTTTTTTCAGTCTGGAATACGGGTTGTTAAATGTTACGCTCTGCGCCCTCACTAATGCAATACGGTTTACCAGTGCATTTAAAAACTGATTTGCTAACGCCGGAGTGCCGCAGATAATTTCTCCTACCTGAGGAATCTGTGTTGCTTTTTCTACTACAGGAACGTTCTGCTGATAATCATAACTGGCATTCTGCCTGATAACGTTTAAAATGTCAATCGTGCTCGCATTAAGAGTACTCTGTGCAATTCTCTTAGCCATAGTTATTTGACCTCACTTTCTACAGTAAATAAATCCTCAAATTTTGTCGGTGATTCATAATGCTCAATTTCGGGTTCGCTCTCAGGGCTATTATCTTCTTTTCCCTCAAACCGTTCCTTGTAACGTTTGCGCCACGAAGCGTCATTTTCTTCGTATTTTGTTTTCCAATCTTCCGTGTCTGAAAATGAATCAATAGTATCTGATACATCCTCCAACAATGAAATATTATCGTCACTTAAATTTTCCCCAAAGCTTGCAGTAAGTCTTGTGACTAAATCTTCTTTTGTTGATACTGCCATTTTATTAACTCCTTTCTTAAATAATCCTTCTCATAAAAAACCATAGCGGCATGCCTTTTCCTTTTTTACCGGGCGTTGGCCCAGGCGGCTCGGGTTCCACTCCTCCGGCCCACCAGTATACTAGCATTACGTTTGCATGTGCGGCACTTCCGGTGGGGTCCTGATAAAAATTGCCGGAGGTCTGCTTCCACGAAGAGGGACTCGCAGATTTATTATCGTAAATAAACTGATAATAATTTTGTGCATATGCAATACGCTCAGTCAATTTATTTCCGGGAACACCTTCCCAGCATGCCAGAAATTCTTCTACCAGTAATGGTAAATTCGTGCTTGTTGATGACAAAAATTCAGATAAATTGTTATATCCCATCACTGAATTTGCCGCTGTCCAGTAATTTTCGTGCAGTACAAAATTTAACTGCCCATATAAATCTCCGTCAGAATATCCCTGACTAGTGACCCAGGTATGCAGATTATAACAACGGCCATACGGGGTTCCGACGTTAGTCCACTGTCCTAAGCCAAAACCACCTATACCGTCATACTGGTATTCGTGGTCCCACGTTGTAGGAATTAGAGACTCCCATATTCCCGGATTCATGCCGGATTCCCACGCCCAGCAACCGCACATGGCGGCCACCACATAGGGACTTATTTTTCTTTCATCTGGCATTTTTATCACTCCTTATATTTGTTCCAGATGGGAAGCAGATTATTCACACAATTCTGAATCTTTGAATAGTCATATCCGGCTCTTTTTAACGCTTTTTTTCTATCTTCTCCGTTTCCGTATGTTCCATTGATAACCTCGATTGCAACTGCAATCGTTTCTGGAATCCTAACAAAACTTGTATCAGCCATTGTTATCCTCCTTTGAAATGTGGAAAATTGACAGGAGTTTTTCGGGTAGAATGTCAGTAATTTTAGAAATATTTTCGATGATCGAAACAACTTCTGTAAGGCATACAAAACCTAAGACGATTGGAAGTAGTTTAACTTCTAAAACAAAACCGACTTCGCTACCATATGTATCAATCATTAACGCTAAAAAATAACAGATTAAGAAACCAATTTTTTTAAAAATTCCATCCCGCAGTTTATTTGATTGCAACTCTTTTGCTTTAACTGCGGCAATTAAACCGGTAACTAAATCTGTTAAATTAAAGAGTAATGCCACGCCGATACTATGCATGCATTCACCACCTTTACTTTTAATTGTATATATGTTACAATATAAATATATCATAAATAAAAAAATATGTAAAGGAGTGTGTACTATGAATTTACAAAAATATAACCATTTTATATCAGATGATAAAATTCATTATAGTGGAAATTTACTATTATCAAAAATGGATAAAAATGGAAATAAGCCAGAAACGTATATTTCAACGTCGAACCGTAGTGCTGGAAAAACTACTTGGTTCGGAGGATATATTTTAAATAAATTTTTAACAAAAAATGAATTGTTTTGTATTTTAATGAGGAAAAAATATCAGCTTGAAAAAGCAGTTTCTTTCATGGCGTACTTTCCCAGCGCGTTATCAGTTTACTATCCTGATTTAGAGATGAAAGAAGAGGTAGGAATCAAAGGAGTATTTAACAATATCTATATTAGACTTCGGGGAAAAGAAAACGAATGTTTCCTATGTGGATATAGCACTTCTCTTAATTCCAGCGATGATATAAGAAATTTTTCGAATGTGTTTAATAATGTTACAAGAATATGGTTCGACGAATTTCAGCCGGAAAGCGGCGATTATGTCAAAGACGAAGTAGAAAGAGTTTTTTCTATTCATACATCACTGGCAAGGGGCGATGGATTGCAGAGCAGATATTTACCAATTATATTAACGGGAAACTTAATTGACGTGAATAACCCTTATTATGAACACTTTGGAATAAACCGCGATCTAAATATCGAAGCTAATTTTTATCGAGGAAATGGATTTATTCTTGAACAGGGTTTTAACAAAAGTGCCGCATATGCTCATTTAAATAGCACATTTAATCAATCTTTTTCAGAATCCAATTACAGTAAACTATTAACAAAAAAAGAATATTTAAACGACAATAATACTATGATTTTAAAAGCTCATAATTTAAAAGGTGATTACTTATTTACTATTAAGTACTGTGATAAATATTTTTCAGTTCGCTACTTGTATGGACTGGCATTTTACTATATTAGTGAAACTGCCGACTTGACGTATAACTTTGCACTAGCCGCAAGAAAAGAGGACTTATCGGATGATTGTATTTTTGACGGAAATAATCGTTTTAAAAAGCGAATGAAAAAAATGTATCATAATAATATTGTTCGATTTTCAAGCTATAAGGCGCAAGAAGCTTTCCTTGAGTTCATCAAATAAAAATTACCCCGTCGAGAGAAGACGGGGTAATTTGTTTGGATAATGACTGTTTTTAGTTAGCGCACCGTGGGTAGATACAAAAATGAATCTACAGTTACTTATACACAAACTTTTCAATGATTATAGACTACTAACAAATAATCTTTACTTCGGATATTATCCTTTATTTGCCATTACTTCTATTATCATTAAAAGTTTATTCCTATTATTTCAATGGAATCACCCCTTTCCCTTATTTATATTTATTATATCACAATTCTATAGAATTGTCAATAAAACACCGCCGGAGTTTTAATCCGGCGGCTATATAAGGAAAAGAGGAAAGAATGGGGTTCCCCTAACCATAAGGGGCTTATTACTGGAGCGGATAACAGGTGCTTTCTTTTGTTGCCATTGCAATAAAATCTTTCTCAAGCATTTTGTATACTGCCGAAGAAACTTCTTTCTTTGTGCAAGAAACAATAAGAATATCTTTACTTCCTAAGAGAGAAATAAGGAGCTTCTTTGCTTCCTTTTTTCCTACTACTCCGTCCAATTTACATATATCGAGCTGTCCATCCTTTACAAATCTAACTTCTGTGTTATATTCAATAATGGTTCTTGTAATATATTTTGCCATATTCTATTCTCCTTTAGTTAGCAAGGCTAAGAGTAATAAACTCGCGCCCATTTTTAGATTTTAATTTATCAACTTTAACTGAGAACGGGTCAGTGTCTCCCATATCTGTGAGCGTATCAATAATATCTGATAAAGAACGCTTTACGCTTTCCGATCTGGTCGCGTATAATGCGTCGCAACCTGATTCATCAGGCTCAGAAATGATGAGAAGAGAATTGAACACCTCTCCGGTATTTTCATTTACAATTTCCTGTTCAATATAACCTTTAAAAGGAATGATCGTTCCCTTAGCTAACTCTTTCATAGGAATAGCATCATTTCTTGAGGTATAAGACAGAACTTTTCTTGCGCTCATACCTTCACTTGTTTTAATTACTTTTGCACTCATGTTTTCATTCTCCTTTTTTATTTATATTTTGTAGTACCCGCAATAGAGAAGTTCTGACACCGTTTATCATTCGTAAATAAAATCCAGCGGTTTCACCCGTGACAATCTGTATTTTATTATCCGAACCCCTCTATCCGGTACATATATATCTTAGCACGTTTTAAATTTTTTGTCAACCCCATATATCATCTTTTTCATATATTTCATTATTTTTCAAAGAAGAAATAAGTTCTTCGTACTCATCAGTAATTGATAATTCATACGATGTTCTTTCCATTGCAATGTATGTTCCAATGTGCAAAATGTTTCCATCAATAGTGAGATCGAAGTTGTCAGTATCATTATACAGTAAACGCTTTTTCCATTCTTGCCGTTCTTCCAGCGTTCCATCAGCTCCTATCATGAAATGCATGCCGACTTTAAAATTTTCAATTTTACCTAAAAGCTTTGCTCCTAGTTTTTTAGGGACTCCTGCTATTGTGATATGCAAATTGTCGTTTTCATCCTCATAAGCGTATTTCTTTGCGCCGAGAGTTGTAAATCGTTTATAAAATCCATCAAAATCCGCGATACCTAAAATTTGTAAATCTCCTTTTTTCGTATACGCTTTAAAGGATACATTACAATTTTCAGCGTATTCAATCCATTGTTTGTTGTAGCTTTCTAATAATTCTTTATACTTTTCTCCGTTCTCGATTTTAACAGAATCGGTATCAGCATAAATAAAATCTTTGTATGTTAGGTCGATCAACTCCTGTAAACGGATTCTGGCTAAAGCAGTAACCGTTACCCCCCACTGATAATTTAAAAACTTTCCGCTTCTTACATTATAATACGATTCAATTTGATTCTTTGCTTCTTCTTCGGTGGGAGTTCGTAATGTCAATTCATTTAAATTCCCCGAAAAATCCGATATATCTTTTACAATTTTCTCAACCATCATCCCAAAAGATGCATTTACACGATTTTTTGATTTCATATATTCGTACTCAGAACCTTCAATGCCCTTTAGCTCCGTTTTCTTTACATACCATCTTGAGCACTCGTTCCGTATTTCATCAGGCAAATATCCTTTTGTTGTATAGTATGCTTTCGTTATTTTCATTTTACCTGCATATTGTTTCTTAATAATATTGTATTCGCAACCTAGAAAACTAAATTCAAACGATTCCTTTTGCGCTATCAGTCGACCATTATCAAAAATTCCTGTATTGTATGCAGACGATGAGCATATCATTTTTGATTTAGGAATGTATGGAACGGGCGTCTTAATATTATCTTTTAACTGAACATCCTCAAAAACAGCTTCGAAAATACACCAGTAATTTTTAATATAGTAATCAATTCCATCTGGTGTCTGAACAGAATTGGTACATTCCATCAATCGTCCAGACGGAAACTGGTCTGAACATATCATTACAGCAGGATAGGACGATGCAAAATCATATGATGTTACATTAGATATTATTCTACCTACTTTATAGCGGTTAGCATGTGTATTGCCACCACGAAACGCTTTCAACAATAAGTTATACTGCTCTAGTGTTATCTTTTCTTTATCCATGTATTTTTGTCTATATGTTTTTTTCTGCTTAAATTTTGCTTCTGATTTAGCACGATACGACCCTCCGTTGTATGTACTTCCTAAACACGCTTTTTTATATGATCGTCTGACATATCCCGTATTTGTCATTGGAATTGTTTTAAGATTGTCACCTTCTTTTGTCATTATTGACATAACAGCATGATACAAAGTGATTACGTCCATTCCAGAGTAATATAGAATTTCATCCGATAACTCAGACCACGGATAGCGAATAATTTCATAGTCTATTAGCTCTTTGTCTTTCTGATATTCTACCGAGTTGTAATTTTCGCAAAACTTAGCTAATGACATATTAGACAACAGGTAACTGTCGCGAAAAATGATCGTATCAGAATTTAATTCAAATTTTGCTACTTTTCTATTCTTTACAAGGAAAACCTTAGTAAAATCTATATTTAAAATTGACTTTAAAAACTGATACTCGAAAGAGAGATTGTGCACATAGCAAACAGCTTGAATATTATGCTTTAACAAAACTCTCTCTATTTCAGAAAAAAGCATATAACACTCAGTTCGTGTCCTGCAAAAGAAAACAGTGTCGAGCAAATAAAGCTGATATAGATAAGGAAAACCTAGCATGTATTCCTTCGGGTTATGCGGATCGTTTTCTGGCATCGAAGACGTTTCAATGTCAAAAGTTAAAGGAGTGGATAACAGCGCTTTACCTTTTTTGTTTAAGAGAAGACCGTCATTATTCACTAAGTAATCTATTTTTTTCTCTATTGACTCAAAGGAATATGTATAATAAAAACCAGATAGACGGCTATCTGGCAGTATATCTGGTTTTCTTAAATACGGCATTCTTACACACCCCCTTGTTAATAGTTACTAAAATTGAATCCATTTTTTATCTTTATTTTGCTCTAATGAATTTCTAATGTAGTCTGCTAGTGTTTTATCAGACTCTTGAATTTCATCGTATATATCTTTAATAGATTTATTTCTATTATCTATTTTTTGCATACCTATTGCTAAAATCAGCTGGTCACTGTCATACTTATTTTTAGATTCTACCCCTTTAGTAGTGCCTAAAAAATTAAGCATTTCAACTATTTCATTACTTGACATTCTATCAAGTTCAGGATAGTTTTCTTTTATTGTTTCTACTCTTTGCTTCTCTATTTCCACTACTCCTTCTAAGGTTGCAGATTTCCAGTTTCTGACTTCCTTTAATAACTGTATTGATTCCTCGTAGTTGCTAATTTTCCTACATTTTAAACGATGCAGTAGATTCCCTCTTTTACCAATTGCACCTGAACCGATTGTAGATTTTATATAATCTACAGTTTTCGACGTTTTTCCAGCTTTTTTAATTTCCTTTGCCCTTTCATTAAATTCTTTAACTAATGCTCTGTATTCACGTTCTAATAAATCTCTTCTGCTAACTTTCCTAGCCATATTCAATCCTCCAATGTATAAATTTCTGCTCTTTTAATTGATTTCAAAATTTTAACCTTAAAATCAAATGTAGACTCTGCTATGATACTAACCATATTGTTATTGTAATAACAATTAGTTTTTACCATAATTTTGTCATAATCGATTTTCATATTCAACGAACTACAATTAAAACCCAACTCATTAAGCTTTTCCATGATATTTATTTCTACTACTCTTTTGAAACTATAATCATTCGCACAATCTGTGATTAATGAATCAATGTATTCGCTCTTTGTTTGATTGTTAACCTCACTTTCATATTGCAGTATTTCAATATTTGTTTTATTTAATGAAACTGTTATACGTTCTTTATATTTTGAAATCATCTTTATTTCCTCCTTTTTAATTTGCTATATCTCTTGATGCTTTAAGTATAACACATGTGCACACCTTTGTCAATACTTTCTTTAAATTATCAATTCACCATTTATGTTATCACTAAGAACCACCCATCCTATTGACTAACATTTTACATTAACAATAACAATTTCTATTACCAACAAGAATCTCCGAAACATATCGCTAATAATTTTTGTTAACACCAAACACACATCACAACTCGAACACATGTTCTTGGGG